TGGTTCTGATTATTGGCTCTGTCGGAGCCTGTGAAGCCGAAGCATATTCGCTCCTGCATGGGGCGTGCTGCACAGGGGCAGGGTTTGCGCTGGTGTATGCCGGCAGGAAGATAGCGTAAGGGAGGAGGTGCGAGGATTGAAGGTAGTGAAGGTTTTCCCATCTCCGCATGTGGAGATGAGGGTTTCGGTGTCGGGGCAGATGGAAGCAGACTTGAAAGACTACTATAAGAGGGCATGTGCCGGAGAAGCTGGGGAGTGCGAAGGGTGCAGCTGGTTTGGGTTGCAAATTTGTGAGACAGGCCTTTGTGATTTCCGGGAACTTACAGATAAAGTCCTGGGGATGGACGGGAAGGGGGTGTGAGAAGGTGAAATATTTTGTTATTTCTTTGTGTACAGGGACATACATGTTTGATTTTATATGCAGCAAGATCAGTGATGCATATAATGCAATCCAGGAAGCTTCGGCAGATTTTGGCATATCTGTGGATCTGTATAGAGTGATGGCTGCACTAGTACATATGGATGAAGGAAGAGTGATTTCATATAAGAGAGGAAATCTGATTATTACAGCAAGGGAAGGGGAAGCGCAGAGATGGGAAGGGCAGGAATAGAAGATAAGCAGAAAATCTGCGACCTGCTGGCTCCGGCGCTTAGGGAGACCAGAAATTTAGAAGACCTGGATTATTTGGAGTACAACCGGGACAGAGAACTGGTATATGCGTATTTCATAAGCGGAAATTGCAAAATCGTAAATGTTGCATGTGACAGCGGTACAGCTATGATCCAGGATATTATCAAGCAGATCGTATGAAAAGAGCGCCCATAAGGGCTGGCAGGCCCGGGCGCTCAAGCAAAATCTTAATATGACAATTATACCGTAAGGAGGGAGAAAGGTCAATGGAGAATATTTCGGGATATGACAGGTGGAAGGCCATTCCACCAGAAGAGCCGGAGCCTGTAACCCATTGTGTACAGTGTGGGGAGTCCATTTGCGAAAGGGGCGCGCCCTGCACGATTGACGGAGGGATGTGTGAGGATTGCCTGGGATGCAATGAACTTGGATATGGGGCGCCAGGCATGGCATTACTGAAGAGGAAAAAGACAGGCCTATGAAGAGGCGGAAAGAGAGGATAGGAAAGATGGGAAATACAACGGTTGTGATTACCCAGGAGAGGGCAAAGATATCCTGCAACTTTGAGCAGGTCGAAGAAGCGATTGAGAATATTCTGTCAGAATATAAAGGGGCGGTTTTTACAGAAGAAAGCAAACCCGAAGCTAAGAAGGAGGTCGCAAAGCTTAAAAAGGATAAGAAAGCTTTCCAGGATAACCTCCGGGATGCAAAAAAAGTGTATATGGGGCCTTGGAATGAAGTTGAAACCCGGGCAAAAAAACTGATAGCTATGTATGATGAGCCGATTAACCACATCAGCGGCCAGATACAGGAACTTGAAGAAAACCGTATTGCAAAGAAGAGGGAACTGATAGCGCAAATTTATGAAGAGCTGGTTACTAACGGTTCAGAGATTGGCTCTTATATCCCCCTGGTGCGCATATATAACCAGAAATGGGAAAATGCCACCAAAAAGGAAAGCGAGATAAGGAAAGAAATTTCTGAAATAGCTGGAAGGATCCAGAAAGACATCAATACAATTAACAGCATGGAGTCAGAGGCCGTTCCGAAAGCATTAGATATGTATTATGCCAGCCTTGACCTTAATGAAGCCATATCATACATAAATTCCTATGAGCAGCAAAAGAGGGAAATTTTGGAAAGAGAGCAGGCGAGGAAACGGGCGGAGGAAGAAGGGCGCATCCGAAGGGAAGAGCGTGAGCGGATGATGGCGGAGCAGCGGGCAAAGGAAGAGCAGGAGCGGATGCTCCGGCAGGCAGAAATAGAGCGCGAGGAAGCGGCCAGACATGCAGAACAGGAAAAAGCCGAAGCTATAGAGAAGGCTAAGGAAGAGGTTGCTAATGAAGTGATAGAAAGCTTGATCCCTGCCCCCGGCGATGATACGGAGCTTTATGAGTATAGGTTTTACCTCTCCAAGGATGGGAAGGAGAAGCTGGAAATGTATCTTGACAGTGTAGGCATTGATTGGGAGATGATCTGATGGATAATCTTTATTATTATAATGCGGGACGGGAAGTCCCAAATGAAGCAAAAAGACCGATCATGGGAGGCAGGATGAACGGCAAGACGGATATCAACCCAATGTGGAGGATAAAGAAGTTAACAGAGATGTTTGGGCCGTGTGGGGTTGGGTGGTATTACAAGTCGGTCAGGGAGTGGATAGAACCTTATGAAAAAGAAGTAGCTGCATTCGTTAAGATTGAGCTGTATATCAAAGTAAATGGCGAATGGTCAATGCCTATACAGGGGAGTGGCGGAAGCGCGTTTGTCGAAATACAGAAAGGAAGCCCATATGTTTCTGACGAGTGTTATAAGATGGCAACTACAGACGCAATATCCGTAGCCTGCAAGCAGCTTGGGATAGGGGCGGATGTATACTGGGACTCCGACAGAAGCAAATACGGAAACCAGGGCAGCCAGGAACCGGAACTGCCTGCAGGAAGCAGGGGCAAGGATGGGCAGCAGCAGGAGGGAAGCCAGAGGCCTGCAGTGGATGATGAAACAATACAATTACGGAAGGAGCTTTCAAGCGAACTTATCCGTGTTGGTTATACATGGAACTCTGCTGCATGGAAATCTATGATTAAGAAGTATAGGACAGAACAGGCGGAGCAGTTATCGAAGCTGCAGCTTAAGGACTGCATCTCCAGAATGAAACGGATCCCAGATAAGGCGGCATCCTGATGAAGTTTACAGCGAAGATAAAGGATATTGGACGGACGCTTGGCGGAAGCCTTACCGTTACTTTAGAAAGCCATGGAACAGATGCGGCCGGGGTTATGGAACTCCAGCATGAAGAACTGCTTGACGTGGATGTCAGGAAGCACAAAAAGAAGCGGAGCCTTAACGCGAATAAATATTACTGGTCCCTTCTTACTAAGCTTGCAAAGATATTAAGGATTTCAAATGCGGAGCTTCATAACAGCCTATTATCGGAATATGGTTTCTTGGAATACATAGAAGGAACGACTATGGAAACTGTTATTCCTGATACGGATGCGGCTTACAGAAAAGTTATGGATTCCCATGTATATCATTTAAAGCCTACGTCTGATGTCAGGTGTGGGAATGACGGTCAGATGTACCGGACATATCTTATGCTCCGTGGGAGCAGTACCTACAACACAGAGGAAATGTCCAGATTAATAGACGGCCTTGTATCTGAATGCAAGGACATTGGCATGAGCGATTGTGAGATTGCATCCCCGGAAGAACAGAGAATTTTAAAGGAAAGGTATGGAGTAAATTTTTGAAAAGTGTGCCATATCTTACCGATTTGTAATGGTGTTTGCACTTACCTATGGTAACTGTTAATGATGTTTCATCCGCGCAATTTACACAATATATCACACTGGCCAGCGGAGCGCGGACGCTGGCAGGAGGGAGGGCGTTTATAAAAATGGATGATCTTATTGCTTATAATCTGGTGATTTCAGGTACGCTTAATAACCTAAACGATTTTATAACCGCCGAACGCACAAGCCGTTACAAAGGGGCGAAAATGAAAGCGCAGAATGAGAATATTGTTTCTATAGCCATTAGGCAGTGTATGAAGGGCGTGAGCATAAATAAGCCGGTATTCATGGAATACTTGTGGGTGGAGCCGAACAAGCGGCGCGATCTGGATAATATTTCATCTTTTGGCCGCAAGGTGATACAGGATGCGCTTGTAAATTCCGGGATCCTAAAAGATGATGGATGGAAGTATATTGTTGGATTTTCTGACAGATTCAAGGTTGACAAGAAAAATCCAAGAATCGAAGTAGTGATAAGAGAGGTAACATTGTGAACTATATAGCCGAAATAAAAGCATTCTACGATAGGCTCGAACTAAATCCGCTGCCCTCACCGGCCATCGCCTTATGGCATGCGCTTATGTCCATAGCGAATAAAACCGGTTGGCAGCAAGAGTTTACGGCAGCCGTATCAATCCTGGTGCTGAAATCGGGATTGAATGCACAGGCAATAAAAAGAGCGAGGAACCGCTTGGAACAGGACGGATTTATCACATGGCGTTCCCGTGGAGGAAACCAGTCCGCAGCCTATCATCTTAATAGCCTTGTGGTACAAAATAATGGTAAAAATGTACCACTTTCCGACCCACAGAGTGAGCCGGAAAGTGCTGTGGTACAAAATTTCTACGAAAATGTACCACAGTATGAACCACAAAGTGAACCACTAACCGTACCACAGGCCGACCCACAGGGTGAACCACAAAGTGTACCTATTAATAAACTAAAACATAAACTAAACAAAACAGAAACAATAAAAGATATACCCCCTTTATCCCCCTTAAAACGGTTTGGGGAATTTTTCGAGGCATACCCGAGCAAGCGGAGGCGGTATCTGGCAGAGCAGGCGTATTGTGACCTGGTTTCGTCTGGGACTGTGACAGAGGACAGGCTTGTCAAGGCGGCGAAAAATTACGCCCTATACTGTAAAAGCCTGGAAGATGAAAAATATATCAAGCATGCTGACAACTTTTTGAGGGAATGCGTATTTGAGGATTACCTAGAGCCGGAGCAGGAAACACCGCCCCCAAATCCGGAATCCCGGCTGGAGCCGGAGGAGGAATTGATTGAAGGCGATGCGGAATGGTGGAGGTATGGGCCAAATGCCTGGAGGGATTAAGTGATGTATGAATTTAAGGCAGAGGATGCTTTTAACTTTGCAAGGCATGTAAATGCGCAGACACATAAGCGGAACGGGGAGCTTTTTTTTCGGTTATGCCCATACTGCAGTCCAAGGCCTATAAGGGATAACCTTAATTCCTTTTCAATCAACTTGGAAACGGGGCAGTTTAAATGCCTGAGGGCGTCCTGCGGCATTGCCGGAAACATGGTTACGCTGTCCAAGGACTTTGATTTCTCGCTTGGGAATCCCGTGGATGAATATTACCGGCCCGCGCGGAAGTTCAGGAAGATGAAGCCCCTGGAAAAACCGATAGTCCCAAAGCCGGAAGCGGTACGCTACCTGGCGGGACGCGGAATATCGGAGGAGGTCATAAAGAAATACCAGATCACTGTGCAGACAGGGCGTCCGAATATACTTGTTTTCCCTTTTCTGGACCCTGCCGGGCAGATGCAGTTTGTGAAGTACCGGAAGACGGATTTTGACCGGGAAAAGGACAGCAGCAAAGAATGGTGTGAGGCGAATTGCAAGCCTATCCTTTTTGGGATGCTGCAATGCGAAGGATTTGGACGGCTGGTTATCACAGAGGGGCAGATTGACAGCCTTTCCGTGGCGGAGGCAGGGATTGGGAATGCAGTGTCTGTCCCGACTGGTGCGAAGGGGTTTACATGGATCCCGTACTGCTGGGACTGGATCAATAAATTTCAGGAGGTCGTGGTATTCGGGGACTATGAGAAAGGCAGGATTACGCTGCTTGATGAATTGGCTTCCCGGCTGAAATGTACTGTGAAGCATGTCCGGGAAGAGGATTACAAGGGCTGTAAGGATGCAAATGAAATACTGCAGAGGCATGGAGCGGCGCAGGTTAAGTTATGCGTGGAAAATGCAGTGGCAGTCCCGATAGGCGGCGTTATAAGCCTTGCAGACGTAGAGGATGTGGATATTTTTAAGCTGCCGAAATTACAGACGGGGATACATCAGCTTGACCGCCTGTTGTACGGCGGGCTTCCGTTTGGAGGCGTAGTGCTTATATCGGGCAAGCCCGGGGAAGGGAAATCAACGCTTGCAAGCCAGATTATGGTAAATGCCATGTACCAGGACCACAAATGTTTTGCGTACAGCGGGGAGCTTGCAAACTATCAGTTCCGGTCATGCATTGACTTTCAGATTGCCGGAGTGGATCATATAACCGAATACCAGAACAGATGGGGAGACAGGAACTATACCATTTCGAAAACAAATAAGCAGCTTATTGCGGACTGGTACCGGGAAAAGTTTTTCCTGTATGATAACCGGATTGTAACCGGAGATGAAGCCAAGAGCCTGCTGAGTCTGACGGAGAATGTGATTATGCAGTATGGGGCAGATGTTATTCTTTTGGACAACCTTATGACAGCATTGGATTTGGAACCTGCAATGGCATATGACAAATATGACAGGCAGAGCCTTTTCGTGAAGAAGCTGGCAAGGATGGCATTAAAATATAATGCGCTGATCCTGTTAGTTGCACATAAAAGAAAAAATAATTTTTCTTTGAATGAGAACGATGAAATCAGTGGAAGCGGCGATATATCAAATCTGGCCACAGTCACGATTGCCTACGAGAAAGACAAAACACTGCATTCAGAACAAAGGCGGCTGAAAGTATCAAAGAACCGTCTTTTTGGGAAGGTGGAGACGGAAGGATATGTTATGGATTATGACGAGAAGTCTAAAAGAATATATGGTGCATGGGATAACCTGAAGGTTGATTACGGATGGGACAAGGGAAGCGGCGGCTTTTTCCAGATGGAGATTGAGGACGGCTGTCCTTTTTAAGAAAGAAGGAAGCATATATGGAAAAGGAATGCAATTTAAAACAATTAAAGTGGATATTCAAAAAAGCAATATTCCTTATTGAGTCCTGCGAGAATAAGGCGGTAGATGATGCCGCTGCTGAAGAAATAGCGAACTATGTGGAAAAGGTATGTGCGGACGCAAAGGGGAATGCGTATTGCAGGGAAAGAATGCTGGATGTTCTGGATGCCATAAACAGGGAAGCAGAATAGGTGTAAAAACCAGGGAGGAAGGGCATGGAAAATAAGGTAAGCAGGATGCATGGAAGTCTTACGTATAGGGAGAGGAAAGCGCGTATCCGGGGAAGCATGCAGAATATGGCCAATGAATATATAGAGATCGGGTACCATCTCAGGGCTGTGCAGGCCGGTGAAGAGTACCAGGAAGACGGATACGGGAGCATCCACGAGTTTGCCCTGGAAGAGTTTGGGATGGGCAAGGCTACCGTGAACCACTGCATGAGGGTAAATGCGGAGTTCTCAGAAGGCGGGGGCAGCCCCAAGATTGCAGAGAAGTACCGTGGGTTCAGCAAGAGCCAGCTCCAGGAGATGCTGTATATACCAGATGAGTTAAGGGAAGATGTCAAGCCGGATATGAGCATAAGGAAGATCCGGCAGATTAAAGAGAAGCGGCTCGACGTCGAGCCGGGGCAGGAAGAAGAGGGGCATCAGGAAAAGAAGCCGAAACCGTATGGACGGGGATGCATTACCGGATGGAGCAGGTACCCGGACTATTGTGCCTGCTGCGGCCATGAGGGTGCGGAGTGCTGCAGCCAATGTGAAAAGAGCTGCAACGGCAGGTGTGGTTGGGTAAATGACCCATATGTCCGGGAAGAGGAAATTCCGGGACAAATGCATGTGGAGGATTATCCGGAACTCATGCCGGAGGAACCTGCCGCGGATCCCGAATGCCGGGAAAAGGACGGGGCGCAGGGACAGGAAGCGGAAAAGTGGGAGGACCTATCGGAACTGTCCGATATAGAACTGCTACAGGGGAAACTGGAAAAGGAAAAACGTACGCTTGACATGATGCTGGAAGAGTTTACAGAAAAAGATAGGCGTGTCAGGCTGCAGAAACTGATCGTCGGGGCGTTAGCCGCAAATATCTGCGGCATGGATAATCAGCAGGAGCCGCCGGAACCGGTACAGCCGGAGTTTCCGGTCCTGAAAAATAATGACCAGAGGAAAGAATGGCTGCGGGATTACAAGGCCTGGGGGCTGTGGTATGAGGATGAACATATTGGCTGCAAGTATTACAAGTATGACTTTGAGAATGGGGCAAGGCTGATAGCGGAGACATACCTGGTACCGAAAAGTCAATACTTTGCTGAACACGAGACATGTTACCTGCACCTCGTAGGAGGGCCTGAACCGCCGAAGGATAAGGCCGGATGCTATGGGAAATGGAAGAAGCATGAAAAATATAATAGGTTTCCGAACAGCGAGACGGAGCTGGTAGAGTTTATGAAGTTTGCACAAAGGGGGAAGTGATGGGGTGTCCGATTCGGACACCGGGAAAATAGAGTTGGATTCTTAGGCGTTAAAGTGGATGGGGAAAGGAGAGGGTAAAATGTACTTGATGTATCCGAAAACAAGATGGAAGAAAAAGCGTAAGAAACATCCAGGCTCTCTTGTTGCAGCAAGTAAAGGTATTTGTTTATTGTGCGTGAAGTTACATAATGATTATTCGGAAAAATATACAGAAAAGCATCACGTATTCTTCGGGTCAGGGAGAAGGAACACCAGTGAGCAGAATGGATTTGTCTGTAACCTGTGCTTGGCGCACCACAGGGAAGGGCCGGAAGCAGTACATCAAAATCGGGAGACAAGGGAAAAATTGTGCAGGATATTCCAGGAGGAATACGAAAAAAGCCATACCAGGAAGGAGTTCGTGGAACTAATAGGGAAGAATTACCTGGATGAGGAATAACGGTGAGCATGGCGCCTGCTGGTTAATATATCACGGAAACCAGTTAATATAGAGCATCCTCCGGCTTTGGCCGGAGGGGAAAGGAGAATGGGAGGGCAGCAGGCAGACCAGAGTTTTTACAGGAGAAAGAAAAACAATGAAAGCAATATTTAAATACCCGGGAAGCAAGTGGCGGATCGCAAAGTGGATCATAAGCTTCTTTCCGGAGCATCACAGCTATCTTGATCCATTCCTTGGGAGTGGGGCGGTGCTGTTTAATAAGCCAAGGAGTAATATCGAGACCGTGAACGACCTGGACGGAAATGTGTTCAACCTGTTTTATTGGATCAGGAAAGACCCGGAGCGGCTGGCGCATGAGATTTACTGGACGCCTTATTCCAGGAAGGTATATGATGATGCGTTTGCGTCCGATCCGGAGGATGGCTTGGAGAAAGCAGTGAATTTTTACATCAGGCTGAATATGGGCCATGGCTTCCGGACGAACGGGGAGAAGGCCGGCTGGAAGAATGACGTCCAGGGAAGGGAGCGGGCTTATGCAGCGTTGGATTGGTGCAAAATCCCGGAAAAGATTATGGAGGCAGCGGAACGGCTTCGGGGAGTGCAGATTGAGAATCGGCCTGCGGCGGAACTGATACAGCGTTTTAATTCCCCAAAGGTATTAATCTACCTGGACCCGCCATATGTGCTTGATACCAGGCATGGGAAGCAGTACCTCCATGAGATGGACGATGCAGCGCACGCAGAGTTGTTGGATGTTGCACTGGCACATAAAGGATCGGTAATATTAAGCGGCTATGACAATCCGCTGTATAATGACAGGCTTAGGAGCTGGCACAGGGAGGAAAGGATCTGTTATTCGCAGGTAGGAAGTAGGAAGAAGGAAATACTCTGGATGAATTTTGAACCGGATAGGGAAGGAGAGGGATAGATGCAGGAAGTGCTTGAAAAGATTATAGAAGAATTTAAGGAACTGGAGTCTATGGAATTTTCCAGTTTTTCAAAACCGTTGATATCAATTGAAGATGCTATCAGGATGGTTGATGTTGAGGCGGAAAAGTACAATGGCGGATGGATTCCATGCAACGAACGGCTGCCAGAGGATGGGGAATATATTCTTGTATCATTTGAAAATTATACGCTTCCAGATATTGCGAGGTATGAGGAAGATAAGGACGGAGGGGCGTTCTATCCAGGTGATGAAGAAAGAAGTTATGTGTCGTATGGGTTGTTTGTAAATGCATGGCAGCCGTTACCAGAGTCTTACAGACCAGAAGAATAAGGAGAAGGAACAGAATGAAAAATAGATTATGCAGCGCATTAGCCATTTTCTGCCTGGCCGTAATTATCTCCGGATGTACAGAACAAACGAAGAAGTTAGAAAAGCCTGCAAGGGAGCCTGTCCCACTGGTGATAGAAACAACCCAGTGGACTCCGCACGGGGTCTTTGAAGGAACCATAGTAATATCCGGCGAAGGCATAGAGGACAGCGGCTATGAAGGGATCATGTACATAGAGCCGGATGGAAAGTATATCCGGATATCCTGTACCGAGGCGGTCAGGTCACGGTACGGGGAGTTGTTTTGAATTTAGGTGAGAGGTAATGATTGATAAGATCGTGGAGTATTTCCAAGAAAATGGCGTGATATGTAAGAAGGTTGAAGATACAAGGCCGGAATATGGAGATTTCATAGCAATATTTGGGTATGGGAATCTCACAAGAGAAGAAATAGTAAAGAGTATCAGAGACAATAATTTGTTATGCATATTTTTTGAATCTGCAATTCGGGAAAACGAGCGAAAAGGGAGATAATATGGAGAGATTAACAGAACGTACCGGGGAAGGACAGGCCATTCCCCGGATGGACTTAAAGAATAACGGGCATCAGAAATGTATGGAGCGCCTGGCAGAGTATGAGGATGCTGGTCTTACGCCGGAAGAGGTCATGGCTGGAAAGATATTTACAGGATGGATTCCGGTAGAGGAACGCCTGCCGGAAGCTGGTAAATATATACTGGTGTCATTTGAAAACTTTTCAGTAGCAGATATTGCCAGGTATGAGACAGATGAAGAAGGCGGTGCGTTTTATCCCGGGGATGAAGATAAAAGCTATGTTTCGTTCGGATTATTTGTAAATGCTTGGATGCCGATGCCGGAGCCGTACAGGCCGGAGGAATAGAAACAGGCAGTTAGTTAGTGGGGGGGATCAGAGTTGGACAAGGAAAAGCTAAGACGGCATAAAAGGAATATGGCAGAGCTGGCAGGTGTTGCCCGGGCAATTGATAAGCTCAATGAGAAGCTCGGGTATGCGGAGGAAGAATATATTGTATCTGGGAAGGTGAAGAAGTCCAGCAAGGATTTCCCATACATAGAAGAGCATATGACGGTGGTGGTACCTGACCCGAAGCACACGGGGCCGATCTGGGCGCGGATCAGGGAGAAGGAACGGAGGAAAGCAGAGCTGGAAGCAGAGATTCTGGAAGTGGAATCATTTATTGCCGGGCTTCCAGACGGCTTGGACAAGCAGATATTTGAGATGGTGTTCCTGGAAGGGCTTAGCCAGCAGAAAGCGGGGGAGGCAATTGGGTATACTCAAGCTAGGGTGTCACAAATAATTAAAGGATGCCTGAAAGATTTATAACATTTATAATTTAGATATGCTATAATTATTCTAGAACGACTAGGATATTCGTTCTGGCGTTCCTCCCCTAAATATATACAATAAATCCAGAAGAAGGGCTTCCTGCATCACAGGGGGTCTTTTTTCGTTGATTATTAAAAAGAAATGGTATATTATGGAAGCGGATTATTATGTACGGGATGAGGAGGAAATATGGAAGAATATTTAGAATATTTATTTGGCAGTTTAGAAAACTATACTAATCAGGTTGTTAATAAACTTGTAAAAACAATGGTTAGTAAAGGTATTGCTACTGAAAAGGAGTCTGAGCAAACCAGAAAAGTGTATATTGGGGGTATTCTTTCTGGGAGACAGCAGTTAAAGCATTGTATCGAGGAAAGCGAGCAGGCAATTAAGAACATTGAGGAATGGGAGTTTGAAAAAAGTTATAGATATTCTATTTTTTTATCATTAGAAGAGTATAATGATAAAATTATAGAGCAATTAATTAAAGGAGAACAAGTAAAGGAGTATGACACATTAAATACAATAGAACCATTATATTCAGTAATTAATAATCCTACAGTAAAAACATATAACGACAATTTGTTTTTTAAATTTTTGGTAAAGTTAAAAGCAACGGATTCTGATGGGAATGAAAATAAGTGTAGATATCCAGTAATTGTTATACTTTATCCGAAACAGAATATACTAGAAATTAGATTTGATTCTATTGGAGTATTGTATAGTAAGGATAAATTAAAGCATGTTTATCATGTACTTACATGGTTGAGAGAAAATCTGAATGCAAATATTACTCCAATAGATTTGAGAGATGTCGCGGATTATGTTAAGGAAAACGGAGAAGAGGATGGGGTTGTATTAGCTGCACAAGATATGAGAATGGCAAGCGGCGGAAAAGCAACTATTGATGTTGGAAATGATGATACTAAGGTATTGCCGTTTATTGGTGAACTGAAAATTTTGTTGAAGGAATATGAAGAAGAATTTAATAAGGCACCAGTGATAAAGACAGCTTTAGAAGAATTTATTTATGATAAAGAGAATTTGTCAGAGTTTCCTTGGGTTAAGTTTAGATTTGAAGAAAGATGTATTGAGATAAAAATTACTTTTGATTATGGAAGAGAGAATTTTTCATTGCTTCAGCATTATCATAGTCAATTAGTAAAAAATTTGGGAAAGGAGAGAATGGATTATGTTGCAACATACCTATCTGAAGTTAGAAATACTATTGAAGAACTCTCCAATAACGAAGATGGAACAGAAGAAGTTTTTAGAAGTCTTTAGTCATTATAAAGCAGGGTATTGGATATATCCGGGCGCACTTCATCGAACAACACATATATCAATTGGAAATATTTATAAGCTTTTAGATAAAGCAGAAAAGGCAGGAATTGTTAAATCGTATTTTGAAATAGTATGTGAAGGATGTAATGAAAGAGTAGGTGGAATGTATAGAAATTTAGATGACATGCCTGTAGAATATGTTTGTGATAATTGTGGCAATATAGGAAAAATAATAAAAAATACAATATTGATTTATAGGATGTTGGATGATGAGAAAAGTAGATAAAGAATTTACTTTAGAGGAATTGTTTGGATATTTAGATGAATTACCTGCTGATATGGAATGTTTTAAGATAGGGCGTTTATCAAAGGATTATCAGGCAAGATATAAAGATGCATATGATCATTTTATAGAGGTTAATGAAGGAGATTTCACAAAAAAGGAAAAAGGAAAATCATTAGAAGAACTGGTTCAACTTATGTTTCAATCTACAGGGCAATATTATCGTGTGTATGCAAACGTGAGAAATGGCTCAAATGAAATCGACTTAATATTGAGACTTTCTAATAAGGGTATGGCATTAAAACAACTAATTGATGATAAGTATCAAAAATTGATTGGTGAATGCAAAAATTATGACAAGAAAGTGTCGGTTACATATGTTGGGAAATTTTATAGTTTAATGAGAACCACACATTGTAATTTTGGAATAGTTTTTTCGTATCATGGAATTTCAGGAGAAAATTGGGGTGGCGGTAAAGGTTTGATAAAAAAGCTGTTTTTGTTAAGCGAAGGTAGTAGAGAGAACCTTTATATATTAGATTTTTGTAAAACTGATTTTGAAGAAATATTATCTGGTCAGAGTATATTTGAAATATTAAATAAAAAATGCTTTGAATTAGAGACAGGAGCAGATTGTATGAAACAAATAACTGAACACCCAAATGAAGAAAAAATGAAAAAGTATATAGATTGATGAATGTTTTAGATTCGTTCGTTTTTATAAAATTGTTCTTTTTATCCCATGTATGAAATGTAAATGAAGAAATAATAACAATCAAAGCACCCCACCAGGGTGCTTTTCTAATGCAGTAAATTAGCTGGAACTGAGAGGTGGTGATGTGGCAGGCTATGAAAACATAAAAGATAAAGGGTTTGACCATCGAAGTACGGGGGAACTACGGGAAATTCAATCTAGGGGTGGTAAAAAATCCGGTGAAGCCAGACGCCGGAAGGCAAACTTCCGGAAGACACTGAACATGCTCCTCACCGCAGAAATAAATAGTGGTGAATATGCCCCCATCCTGGAGGCGCTTGGCGTAGAGAGTACTCTGGAAGCGGCTATGTTAATGTCAATGATAAAAGAAGCGCTTGAAGGGAATGTCAAGGCTGCTTATTTTGTAGCCCAGTATGCAGGGCAGTCAGATAAGCCAGATGAAGATATCAGGAACCGAGAGGCTGATACAGAGTTAAAGGCTGCAAGGAAACAGGCGGTAACCGGCGAAAACGAGACAGAAGAAGCTTTGGAGAAGCTGGACAGTATTTTGAAGGAGATGAAGGAAAATGCAGTTAAGCAGGAAGCAGAATGAGTATATTGTCCAGGCAGCTCAACGGTGGAATATTAAGTCTGGAGCAGTGCGTTCCGGAAAATCCTTTGTCGATACGGCTTTTGTAATTCCTTTCCGCACCCGGGAGAGAGCTGGGAAGCCTGGTTTGAATGTTATACTTGGTGTGTCCAAGGAATCTATTGAACGTAATGTGCTTCAGCCGATGCGTGAAATCTATACGGATAAACTGGTTGGAACAATTAATAACCGAAATGTGGCCAGGATCTTTGGTGAAGATACATATTGTCTCGGGGCTGAGAAGATCAGCCAGGTTGCAAAGATTCAGGGTTCATCCATTAAGTACTGTTATGGTGATGAGATCGCAAAATGGAATAAAGAGGTATTCCAGATGCTAAAATCCAGGTTGGATAAGCCGTATAGCTGTTTTGATGGTTCCTGCAATCCAGAGCATCCGACACACTGGCTGAAAGAGTTCTTGGATAATCCGGAGCTGGATATTTACCTGCAGCAGTATACTATTTTTGATAATCCGTATCTGTCGGAAGACTTTGTGGAGCAGCTCTGCAAGGAGTATGCAGGCACGATTTATTATGACCGCTTGATACTTGGCCTTTGGAAACGGGCAGAGGGCGCGATATACAAAAGATTTGCAGATACTCCGGAGCTGTTTCAGTGTGAAGTTGTCCATCGTTACTCTAAAAATGCGGAAAAGAAACAGTTCCGGAAAGAAGATATCGTGTCCATAGAGGTTGGAATTGACTTTGGCGGCAGTCAGTCGGGCCATGCTTTTGTTGCAAGGGGGTACACAGATAATTACCGGGATGTGATTGTTCTGAAATCAAGACGTATCTTAGCAAAAGATAATGAGGATATAGACAGCAATAAACTGGATAAGCTGCTCTGTGATTTTATTGGGGAGGTTATAGATAAATATGCTAATTGTCAGAAACATGATGGGCGGATTGAATACTGCAATGTAGAATCCGTATTTTGGGATAATGCAGAGACGGTATTAGGTAATTCCATTAGGAATGCCGTAGAGAAGAGGTTTCCATGGATTTCGGTAAAACCGGCAAAGAAAAAGACTATAAATGACCGTATTAGATGTACTGTCCGGCTCATGGGAGCAGGGCGGTTTTTTATTACAGAGGATTGCGAGTCTTTACAAATAGCTTTAACCGAAGCAGTATGGGATCGGGAAGTAACAGATAAGGATGAACGTTTAGATGATGGAAGTACAGACGTTGACAGCCTGGATGCGTTTGAATATACGATTGAGCGTGACATGAAGTATCTGATACAAGAGGTGGAAGATGGTTAAGGGACTTAACAGGATATGGAAAGGAATTAAGCGGATGTTTGGTTATTCAACTATAAAATCGATAGTCGGTAAAAACACGGCTTTATCAGAGGAAATGGTGGAAGCTATAAATGAATGGCAGGCAATGATGGAAGGGGCGGCGAAATGGATTGTAAATCCGGTCAGGTCACTCCGGATCGAGCAGGGAATCTGCAGGGAATTTGCGGATGCGGTACTGGTAGAAATGGAAACGAGTATCAGTAATGAGCGCCTTAATAGAATATACCAGAAGAGCATTATTGAATTGAATGAGAACCTGCAGGAAGGGCTTGGTCTTGGCTCACTGGTTGTAAAACCGCTGGGTGCGGATGGTGCAGAATTTGTTACCCCGGATAAATTTATCCCGATTTTATTTGGTGATGATGGGAAGCCGGTTGATATTGGCTTTTTGTCTATAAAGCGGATAGGGGAGCATGATTATTATACCAGGGTTGAGCGTCATTACTTTGTGAACGGCAACCTGACGATTGAAAATAAATGTTATCACTCTCATTCCCGTGAATATATCGGGAGCCCCTGCGAACTGTATGAGGTTGAAGAGTGGGCTGAGATTAATCCGGGCCCGGTAACGTTCCCAGGCATGACGCGGATGGACTTCGGGTATTACAGGAATCCCATCAAAAATAAAGTAGATGATTCAAAATGCGGTGTCTCTGTCTTTGAGTCAGCAAAAGAATTGATCGAGAAAGCCGATATCCAGGCGGCAAGGCTTGACTGGGAATTTGAGTCCGGGGAGCGTGCGGTACATGTGGATGAGAGGGCTCTTAATAGTCAGAAAAAAAATGGTAAGTCCGGAATGCCTAAGCTGAATAAAAGATTATACAGAGGACTGAATATTGAAGACGGAAAAGATAAGGAGCTGTTAAAAGAGTATTCTCCTGATATGCGGGATGAGTCTTTTAACCGCGGCCTGGAGAGGTATTACCGCGATATTGAGTTCAATGTGGGACTTGCTTATGGAGACCTGTCGGATGTTCAGTATGTTGACAAAACGGCTACTGAGGTTAAGGTTTCAAAGACCAGAAAGTATAACCGTGTTACGATGATCCAGAATAAGCTGCAGGATTGCATGGAAGACTTTGCTGCAGGACTCGCTTTTTACAATGGATTGTATACTTCAGGATATGAATTTAACTGTAATTTCCACGATTCTATTTTGACGGATGAGGAAACGCAGCGCAGACAGGATATGGAGGATGTAGCAGCAGGTATCATGCAGCCTTGGGAATACCGGGTGAAATGGTATGGCGAAGATGAAGACACAGCTAAGATGATGGTCGGTTCTCCGGCAGAGGTGGTTGAATAGTGACGCAGGGACAATTGGAAAGGATTTCTTTACCGTTTGAGCAGGTTATGTCGGAAATGGAAATGCGCATTATGTCAGATATTATCCGGGCGATCAGGATCAACGGCTTTTCAACATCCACAGCCGATGCGCAAATGGAACGTCTGATACAGCTTGGAAAATCCAGGGAATCTATAAAGAAGTGGGTGAAAGAAGCTCTGGATGCTGCAGATGCAGAGATGGAAAAAATCTTTTCTGATACTGTGTATGAGCAGTACTATGGATATAAGAGGGCTTATGAGATAAATGGTATATCACAGGCCCCCTTCGGGCAGAACCAGGAGCTTCAGGATTTGATCTCTGCTGTGAAAGAACAGACCGGGGATACATTCCGCAATATGACAAATTCAATGGGATTTGCATTAAGGAATCCTTCTACTGGGAGAGTTTACCACACGCCTTTGATGGAATTTTACCAGGATGCATTGTCCGGGGCGGTTATGGATATTACAAGCGGTGCATCCAGTTATGACAAGGCATTAGGAAAAGTAATCAATGCAATGACTAATAGCGGTTTGAGGTGGATTGATTATGATTCTGGAGTGCATTCCAGGGTAAATGTGGCAGCAAGGAGGGCTGTCATGACCGGCTTCCGTCAGATACAGGGAAAGATAAATGAGCAGGCGGCCAGAGAACTTGGCACGGATAGCTTTGAGGTGTCTTATCATATCGGTGCAAGGCCTTCGCATCAGGAATGGCAGGGTAAGGTATATACATATAACCAGCTGGAAGAAATATGCGGACTTGGGACGGTTACCGGATTGCATGGGGCTAATTGCTATCATGATTATAATGCGTTTATTCCAGGAGTTTCAGTTAGAACATACACGGATGAACAGCTTGAGCAGATGATGGATGAAGAGAACAGCCCAAAGGCATACAATGGAAAGGAATATACGATGTATGAGGCTCTTCAGGAGCAGCGCAGGCTAGAAACAGTCATGAGGAAAACCAGGCAGGATATTAAGCTGCTGCAGGAAGGAGAAGCGGGAAGGGATACGGTTACGGTAAAGAAATGCAGGTACCAGGTGCAGATGCAGCAGTACAAGTCCTTTTCTAAGGCTATGGGATTGCCGGAACAGATGCAGAGGGTGTATCAAGATGGATTAGGACGTATGCCTGTGGCATCTGAGAAAAAGAAATTGCCGCGGATGAAGATTTCTATTCCGGAGGATGTGTATGGAAAATCTAAAATGACGAAGAAAGTAAAAAATAAAATAGAAGGCGCCATTAGGAAATTAGAGAAAGAGTATATAATATATCTGGACAGAATAGAGGGCGAATATATTAACAGCGGAGTTGTATTTCTGGCTGGTGGGTATATTGATGAAGAAGGGGTGCTAAGACATAGTCTGGTTATAAATTACAAAAAGGATTTCACGAAACTTGAAAAGAGAATGCAGAGGCTGTATAATGAAGGAAAGCTTGCAGGAAAAAGTTTTGAGGATTATGTTGCTCATGAAATGGCACATATAATACCTTTTCAAAACTGTGTTACAGCAGAAGATTATGAAAAAACCCGCAGTGAGTTAAAGAAGCAGTTTGTTTATGGAGTATCAGAATATGCAGACAGGAGCAGGGACGGAGCAGAGAGTCTTGCAGAGGCATTTGTTAAATATAGAAATGGAGAGAAGATACCAGATGAATCAAGAAAACTCATTGAAAAGTATATTTTCCCTTGGAGGAGGTAGTTTATCGTTGCCAAAATGTATGTTTTGTAATCACTTTATTGATAGTGATAATGCAGATGCATTGCTTGCATGCAAAGCGTTTCCAGATGGGATTCCAGATGATGTATTATGGGAAGAAGATGAAGAAAAAGAGTGTAATAACGGAATTAAGTATGAGGAATAAATACCACCCATTCTTTTAGAGTGAGTGGTATTTTTGTACCCATTTTTAAGGAGGTGAACAAAATATTTCCCTTTGAGACGCAGGGCAAGCGTCTTTTTGTCAGCAGATTAGACGTAAAACAGTCTGGGCTTACTTGAAATCAGAGGGGCGACCTCGTAAAAAGCGTAGATGAAAGGAAGGTATGTAACTATGAAACGAGAAGATCTTGAAGGTTTAGGAATTGAAAAAGATGCCGTTGATAAGATCATGGCCTGGAATGGCCAGGATATCGAAGCAGAGAAAGCAAAGACGGCAACAGCACAGGGAGAACGGGATAATTACAAGTCCCAGCTTGAGACGGCCACGACTGAACTGGATAAGTTTAAGGATGTGAAGCCGGAAGAACTGCAGGCCACGATCAAGAAGCTGCAGGATGATCTGAAAGCGAAGGATGAAGAGTATGCGGCAAAGGAAACAGACCGGATATTTACAGATACTTTGAAGGAGGCAATTAAGGCTGCTGGCGGCCGCAATGAGAAAGCGGTCATGGCATTATTAGATGTGGATACCCTGAAGGAATCGAAAGACCAGACCGAAGATATTAAGAAAGCATTGGAGACCGCAAAGGAATCGGATGCTTATTTATTTGGTGCAGATGAACCGATTAAAAACCCGATAGGGCCTACTGGGGGCGGAGCAGGCGGATCAGATTCCATGATGGCCGCCATGCGTGCCGCTGCCGGACTGCCGCCTGTAGAAGATAAGAAGTAGAAAAGGAGAGATAAGACATGCCAAACAATAACACAATTGCATTAGCAAAAAATTACACGAGTATTTTAGATGAGGTTTATAAAAACGCATCTGTAACCGCAGACCTGACTTCGGATGCGGCCATGATGAGGGCGGGGGCGAATGCAAACGAGATTATTTATCCGCAGCTTACTGTTGGCGGACTTGGAGATTATGACCGCAACTTTGGTTATACATCTTCTGCTGTAGATCTGAAATGGAAAACCGCTACATTTAATTATGACAGGGGCGCGAAGATTGAAGTTGATGTGATGGATAATGAAGAGTCCAGAAATATTGCATTCACGAGAGCAGGCGCCGAGCTTCAGCGTACGAGGGTAGCGCCTGAAGCGGATGCTTTTACTTTTGCCACGATCTGCGGATTTGAGGAGATTACTAAGAAGGCGGAGCTTCTGGCTGATGCGGCAGCATTCCTTGCAGCGCTGATCGAGGCTAAGAACAAGATGGATGAGGACGAAGTGCCGGAAGAGGGAAGGCTGCTTTACGCGACTCCGACACTGATGAATGGCGTTATGGCTCTGGATACAACGAAATCAAGGGAAATCCTGAATGCATTCAGCGTAAAGAAAAGGGTTCCGCAGACCCGGTTCTATACGGCAATAGATATGCTTGACGGGAAGAGCGAAGGAGAGGAAGCGGGTCATTTTAAAAAGGCTGAAAGTGCGAAGGATATTAACTTCATGATTATTCATAAGCCTGCAATCATTAAGTTTGACAAGCATATTGCTTCTGATATCATTCCGGCGTCGCTTAACCCGGATGCAGACGGCGATATCCTGAAATACAGGAAATACGGCCTTGTAGATTATTACAGGAATAAGGCGGCGGGCTTTTATGTATCACATAAAGAATAGGAGGTGCATTATGAGGACTGTAGGTTTGGTGTTTAATGAGAAGAGGAAGAAAAAGCCGGGAAAGAAGGAGGTTATGGAAATCTTGAATGAGAGAGGGATTGAGTACGATGAAAATGCAAAACTGGATGAGCTGATCCAGCTGCTTCATAAGGAGTAGATGTATATGAAATCGTATGCAGACATTGAATTTTACAAGGATTCTTATCTCTTAGGCAGGGCTCCAAAGATACCGGATGCAGAATTTCCTTATTGGGTGATGTGTGCATCCGGAGAAATCCGGCAAAGGACCTTTGGAAGGGCAGATGCTCTGGAGGATATTCCGGAGGAGGTTCGGATGTGCTGCTGCGAGGTTGCGGAAAAGCTGTACCTTATGGAATCGGCAAAGGACGAGAACGGGATGGTGCTGCAGAGCTTCAGTAACGATGGTGAAAGTGGGACCTATAAAACCGACGATATGTCTGAGACGGGCATCCGGCGCGGAGTATCAAGGATCGTCCGAAGATGGCTTGTCAATACCGGGTTTATGTATTGTGGGGTGTATGAATGAATCCAAATTATAACCAGACAATCACTATATATAACTGCTTTCGGGCAAAGGACAATCCAGCCAGCACGAAGGATATCTGGCAGAGAATGGTGCTGCATAACTGTTTTTACAAGAATGCTGTTGGGCGTTCAGAGTATGCGGATCGCGACCCTAAGATGGCGAGTACTTATACAGTAAGGATACCGGAAGATGCAAGATATAAGCCGTATAACGAGTGGCGCAAGCTTCCAGAGGCGGAGCGCAGGGAGTATTTTACCTGCAGCCTGAAAGATATCGTGGTTAAAGGGGAATGCCCGGATGGGATATCAGGCATATCTCCTGACACAGCTTCGGAAGTACTGTCCAGATATAAGCCGGAGTCCTTTGTTGTTACGGCTTTTTCGGATAATACTTCCCACCAGTGCGCGAAGCATTACAGGATAGGCGGATAAGATGGGTATTGAAATGAAATGGAACAAGCCGGTTGCGCAGATCATATCGGAGGCCACCGGAGGAAGCAGGACGCAGTTGTTTATGGCGAATGAAGCGAAGCGGCTCATGGATCCATATGTACCTGCATTGAATTTGGTGCTTGCGCAGAATGTGCGTACGTATGTGGAAGACGGCCATGGAGTAGTACATTATTTGTCACCATATGCGCGTTACCAGCATGAGGGATATCTGATGGTATCAAGGATCACCGGAAGTCCCTGGGCGAAACAGGGGGAGAGCAAGGTGCAGACCGGCAGAAGGCTTGTGCAGAATAAGTCCAGGCATCCTATGGCTACTTCGGAATGGGAGAAGGCCATGAAGGCGGCGAGAATGGATGACCTGACCGCGGCAGTCCAGAGATATGTGAAAGGCGGTGGAAGATGATTGAACAGGGTTATATGAAATCGTCCATGGAGGAAAAGCTGACGAAGCATGCTGTTATGAAGGCTTATGTGGAGGAAAAGGTGGCAGAGCTGGCACGCGGCATGCTTTCCTTCAATTTTGCGGACGATTCCCCGGACGGAATTTCTTTCCTGACTAATTATTCAGGGAAGGTTGTGAAGAAATATCTGCGGGCGGCAGACAAAGAGTATGGATTTTCCATATTGATCAATTGGCATTATTCAACAGAGACGGATGACCTTAACCTGCAGGCGATGAATTTCGCACAGGAATTTATGGATTGGATTGATCTGCAGAACAAGAATAAGAACTTTCCAGATTTTGGGGATAAGTGCCAGGTGAAGAAAATTGAAAGTTTACAGAACATGCCGAACCTTGCGTCTGTGGATTGGGAGAATATGAAAGCTCAGTACCTGATCCAGTGCAGGGTTCTTTATTTTGAGAAGGAGTGAAACGATTATGAAATTAAAAGAATTGATGAAAGACCGCAAACCGGATCCGGCTTATGAAGGATGGGTAACAAATGATGATTATGTACTGGCGATCGATCTGAAGCCGGGTGAGAAGCCTGAGACGGATATAAGCGAGTATGCAGTGGTTGAGATGGGTATTTCCGGCCTGGATTCCCAGATGAATCCGGTGACGCAGGATAAGCAGTATATCCGTTCCGGCCAGAATACTATGAAGACAGGTACGCAGCGTTCTTTTACGCTTAGCGGCGACCGGTATGTGGGTGATGAGGCGCAGGACTATTGCCTGTCCCATAAGATGAAATATGGCACGGGTAACGGCGTGGTTACGAATTATGTGTATTTCAATATCCTTAACGGAAAAGGGGAGAAAGGGCAGGTATCCATTATTGTTAATTCCGACGGTTCCGGAAATGCAGGCGAGTCTTCTGCGGTTGATATTGAGTTTAAGAAGATTGGCTCTAACCCGACAGAGTATACATATTCCGGTGTGGAAGACGGAAACGGAGGAAATGAAAACGGAGAAAGTGAGACTGTGGGAGCCGGGGAACCGTGAACTGTTGAAATGCAGGCTGTAAAGGAGAGTGGAGAAAATGAAGATGGTAAGAGTGAGGATTCTGGATGCAGAGCTGGAAGCGACCCTGCTGAACCCGGAGACTGCGAAGAGATATAATGACGGAGTTGCTGCCATAGCAAAGAAAGCAGATGAGGCTAAGTTCTGCGGCTCCTATTGTGAGGCGATTAAAATACAGTGTAATGCTGTGATTGATTTCATCGATGATATTTTTGGCAGGGGAAGTGCAAAGGAGGCTGTCGGTGAAGAGACTGACCTGCTTACATGCCTGGAGGCGTACAGGGATATCGTAAATGCTTATGAGGCGCAGGTGATCCCATATCTGCATAAGTTTCAGGCAGAGCTTGGCATGAAGGCGAGTGAGGCTGAATGAAGGTGAATTTTATCATCCATGGGCTTCCTGAAAGCGTTATGATAGACGGAGGGAAGTATCCGGTCAACTGGGATTTCCGTGTCGGGATGCAGTTTGAAGATATCATGAACAGCGATATGCCGGATAGCGATAAGCTGTACCGGCTGCTTCGTCTGTATTATCCGCAGATTCCGTCAAATCTGTGCGAGGCTGTGGAGCAGATGCTGTGGTTTTACCGCTGCGGCGAGAAGGAGCAGAAGGAAGAGAAAAAGGAAAGGTATCAGCGCCGGAACTCGAAAGAGCCGGCGTATTCTTTTTCCCAGGATTCCGCGTATATTTACGCGGCTTTCAAAGAACAGTACGGGATAGATTTGACAACTATAGAAAATCTGCACTGGTGGAAATTCATGGCGCTGTTTGAATCGCTTGGCGAGGATACCAAGATGAGCAGGATCATGTATTACCGTAAGGCTAGTACATCTGGAATGTCTAAAGATAAAAGGGCATTTATCAATGAAATGAAGAAGCTGTACCGGCTGAATTCAAACGGAACGCAAATGACGCTGAAGCAGAGGAATCAGCGGTGGAAGGATTATGTGAAAGAACGTTATGAGAAGAAGGTGATGTAATGGCAAGTGATGGAACGATAAAGATAGATACAGAGCTTGACAGTACAAAGGCTAAATCGGCGTTGTCAGAGTTTTCTTCCCTGGGAAAGACTGCCTTAAATGGCGTCAAGATAGCTATTGGCGCGGTTACGACTGCTATGACTGCAATGGCGGCATATTCTGTCAAAGCCGGTTCTGATTTTGAAGCAGGGATGTCGAAGGTATCAGCGATATCCGGCGCCACAGGTTCAGAGCTGGATGCGCTGTCAGACAAAGCGAAGGAAATGGGTTCAAAGACCAAGTTCAGCGCCACGGAAGCGGCTAGTGCGTTCGAGTATATGGCTATGGCCGGATGGAAGACAGAGGATATGCTGAACGGTATCGAGGGGGTTATGAATCTGGCCGCAGCCAGCGGAGAAGACCTTGCAGTGACGTCGGATATCGTGACGGATGCCTTGACTGCGTTTGGGATGCAGGCGAGCGATTCAGCGCACTTTGCCGATGTATTGGCGGCAGCTTCTTCCAATGCAAATACGAATGTCGGCATGATGGGGGAGACATTTAAATATGTGGCTCCTGTGGCTGGGGCGCTTGGATTTTCGGTAGAGGATACGGCGGTTGCAATCGGCCTTATGGCAAACAGCGGAATAAAGGCTTCCCAGGCCGGTACCGCGCTGCGTTCGATATTTACGAGGCTTGTGAAACCGACAGACCAGATACAGGCTGTTATGGATAAGCTTGGTTTTTCGCTTACAGATGCCGAGGGGAATACAAAGGGCCTGGATACAGTTATGAAAGAGCTTCGGTCTAGCTTTGATGGGTTGACTGAAGCGGAGAAAGCCCAGTATGCGGCCACGCTTGCCGGGCAGGAAGGTATGTCGGGATTTCTTGCAATTGTGAATGCCAGCGATGCGGACTTTCATAATTTGACTTCCGCAATTGGAAACGCGGATGGGGCGGCCGAAAGAATGGCTGAAACCATGAATGACAATCTAAAGGGGAGTATAACAATCGCCGGGTCTGCGTTGGAAGGTTTTGGAATTAAAGTGTATGAGAGGATGGAGGCGCCGTTAAGGGAAGCTGTTGACACGGGGACGGATTGTATCAATAGGTTAGCGTCTGCGTTTGATTCGGGAGGCCTGAACGGCGTGGTAGAAGAGGCCGGTGAAATTTTTAATGATCTGGCGGATGATATCGCCGGGTCAAGCGAGGCGGCAGAGGGGATTGTGACGCCGCTTAAAAATATAGCGAATGCAGGCGCGAAGCTTGGGAAATCTGCGCTTCCAGTTATAGCAGATGGGTTAGAGTTTGCGGCAGAGAATTTCGGTGTTTTACTTCCGCTTGTGACAGGGGCAACGGTAGGATTTAAGGCATTTAATGTTATAGGAAAGATAACAGCGGCCACCACAAAAGCAAACGCTGCGGCCGTTGCTGTCTTGAATAATATGGAGAAGAAAAATGCTCTTCAGCTAGTGGCTGTAAACGGAGGGCTGACCGTGAGACAGACGCTTCTTGCTGTTTATAATGGTCAGATAACATTGACAACAGCACTGACAGGATTGTGGACGAAAGCACAGACAGCACTTAATACGGCAATCAGCGCGAATCCGATTGGGGTGGCAGTTGCCGTGATGGCTACGTTTATTGCCGTCGCTAAAGCAATGTCAGCAACTGTTGCGAAGCAGACAGAAGCAGAGCGTGAGCATTCAAAAGCATTAAGGGAATCCAAAAAAGCAGCAGAGGAAAATCTGGAAAAGGCCAAGGAAAGGAAACGGTCTTACGAAGAATTAGTACAGTCACAGAATGAGCAGGCCGCGGCAGAGATTATTCAGTTGAACAATTTACAAAAGCTGAACAGCGAACTGCAGGCTATTGTTGATGAGAATGGCAAGGTAAAGTCAGGAGAGGAAGAGCGGGCAGCGTTTATTACTTCCCAGTTATCTAATGCTCTTGGTATTGAGATTTCAATGACGGATAATCAGATTGCTAATTATCAGGAGCTTCAGGAACAAATACAGAACCTGATACAGCAAAAAAGGATTGATGCTGTGTTAACTGCCCAGCAGGCCAAATACGAGGAAGCTGTTGCGAATCAGATGAAAGCTGCAGCGGAGGCATCGGCGAATTATACGGCCATGAAAAAGGCAGAAATAGCAGTGGAAGCAGAACAGGCGGAGTTAGAGTCTCTGACAGCAGAGAAAAGACAGGCTGTCATTGATGGAAATATGGCCCTTGTAAAAACGCTTGATGATAAAATTAAAAAGCAGGAAGAGGATGTGGAATCTGCAAGTGAAGCACTTTCCAAATCCAAAGAGGCATATCAGGAAAATACAGAACTTCTGGCACAGTATGCGAATGACATTGAAAAGTATACAGCTTTAGCAGAGGCGGCTGCAACCGGAAATGCAGAGGCTATTGAAGCGGCCATCACTCAGATCACGGCCGGGATTAAGACGGCCAGCAATGCGACGAGGGAAGAATTACAGAAGCAGGTTGTGGATGTGGCAAATACTGAGAATCTTATCCGCCAGGAGGTAGAAAAAGGGACTCCGGGATTTACACAAGCTATGCTGGAACAGGCACAGAGCGGTACAGCGGCGGCTTTGGAGGAATTTGCAAACGCAGCACCGTTAACCGCCAAGGAATTGGCCAAAGTACCGCCAGAGGCTGTAGCTGCATTGCTCGCTGGCAATATGAGAGGTCAGTTATCTACAGAAGCCCAAGGAGCCGTTGAAGAGATGCTGGCACAGTTTGACGGACTGGATGAGGAAACGCAGAATAGCTTTGCGCAGGTGTGGTATGGCGCATTGGAAGGATTGGAGGGATTTGAACAACTGGCAGATCCAGCGAAGGAAGGCGCTGATACATTTCTGGATTCGTTAAAGGAAGCTCTGGAGGTACATTCTCCGTCAGAGGCGGTAAGAAGGATTTTTGCGCAAGTGTGGCCGGGAGCATCTGAAGGGTTAAGTGAAGGCGCGGAAGAGTTGAACACAAAAGGCGCGGGTGTTGTTACATCATTTTTAAATAGCTTGTCTGTAGTAGGTGAAGGAGCTAGGAGCGTAGGCGCAAATATCATGTCCTTCTTTGGTATCGGTATCTCATCCCAACAGGGAAATTCACAGAATGCCGGAAAAGCTAATGCAGATGCGGCAAGCAGGGGAGCAGGGTCTGTAAATCCGAGTAGTGTTGGAACGCGTTTTGGAGGTATGTTTGGTACTGGAATAGGCGGAGCATCAGGAATCGTGCTTCAAAAGGGCAAAGAGATTGCTGATAAAGCAAATCAAGGTGCAGGCTCCGTGGATCCGACTGGCACCGGTGGGAAATTTGGCTCTCAGTATGCTTCTGGAGTCGGAAGCAAGACGGGGGATGCAAATGCGAAAGGGCGTGCTTTGGCAAACAGTGCGGATTCGGGCGCAGGTTCAAAGACAGGGTATAATTCTGGTTCTAATTTTGGCGCAGGTTTTGTGAATGGGATTGGAGCTTGGCTTGGAAAGGCTGCTTCGGCAGCGGCTAACCTTGCAATGTCTGCATATAATGCTTTGAGGAATGCTTTGTCTGAACATTCGCCATCAAGAAAGGCGAAGAAGTCCGGCAAGAATTTTGACCTTGGATTTGGTATTGGAATTGATGAGAATGCGGCTTATGCGGTTTCTGCTGCTGAAAGGCTGTCGGAGGATGCGCTGAATGCGGTGGATACGGATGCATTGAAGGAGAAGCTGAGGGGCATGGATGTGCAGGGGTTGATGAACCGTTTCTATTGTGCCGTGGATGATAGAAATATGCGCGTTTCTGAAAAGATTGTTGCTTCGGTTTCCGAAAGGGAAAGAAGAAATGATCCGCCTGCTGAAGTTAAGATGAATCTCGATTATAAGCGTCTTGCACTTGAAATATCGAAAAGACCTTTATATATTTCCACAAAGGTAGGCGATAGGGAACTTGTAAATGTTCTTGCAGTTCCAATGGAAGAGAGGATGAGGATGAACAATATCACTAGAAATATGCTGGATGGGAGGAAATCATGAGTTTGTCTGTAAAGTTTAATGGGGTTGAATTGAACGAATATATTGACGTGCTGCAGGGTTTTACTCCATTTGCAGGGGCGTCCTGGGAGCCGGAGCTGATATCGGCGGATGGTATCCGGAGAGGGACTGATTTTGAGTATACGTCTTATAAATCGAAAAAGATTCCGATGCCTTTTACGATGCTGGAGAACTTGAAGGAAAAATGTGACAGGCTTAACCAGATCCTGAATGTGGATGAGCCAAAGGAACTTGTTTTTGGCAATGCCCCGGATCGTGTGTTCTATGCTGTCCCGATGGGGGATATTGACCTGGATGATTATGAATGTTTTGGGGAGGGGACAATTACGTGGCTTATCCCGGACGGAGCGGCGCATGCAACTGTGGAAAAGGTTTTTCCGGCAGCGCTGAATAACGAGGGGGTGCTGGAGGCTGTTGTCGTGAATAATGGTACGGAGTCTGCGCCTGTGAGTTACCAGATCAGGCATGTGCATGAGAACGGCTATATTGGGATTGTGTCAGAGTATGGGGTGATCCAGCTTGGAAGGGTGGAGGAGTGTGACGTGCAGAAGATGGATTCGTCGGAGATGCTGGTGAATCTGGCCGGATATGCGGAGTTGAATTCTATGGCGACCGGAGGCGGCGTCCAGGATGCGAATAACCAGTATCCGATGAACGGTTCTTTTCGGGCTGTTACCAGGAATGGGGTGCAGTACCTGGCGTTGGATCATGTTGGCTCCGGCGGCGCCTGGCATGGGGCGTCAAAGTCGGTGATGTTGCCGGCTGACTCGAATGGGGAGGCTGGGGCGGTGAATTTTTATCTCGAATCCCTGCTGTGGTTTAATACGGATAAGGCAGGACAGACAGGAGCGTTGGAACTGGTAGTGGGGGATGTGAATGGCAGGCATCTTGCCTCGATCCATGTTGTGAAGAGTACGACTGCGGCAAATTTGTGTTCTGCTATATTCCAGATAAACGGCGCGGAAGTTGGCCGCGTGAAGTATGAACCCGGTTACTGGAGCGTTACTGGGGATAACCGGAAGCCGGTGTATATTAGGAAGATGGGAGAACTGTTTGAGTTTTGTTTCGGCGGGAAGACGTATACATATAGGAATCCTGCTATGGCCGGAGTTAGGGCTGCGTCGGTTACATTGGCTTATATGCAGTATGGTACGAGAGGGGCAGCTAATTTGGTTACGAAGATGTTTGTGGAGTATGTCCGGTTTCGGAAGGATGATGTGGCGTACTGGTACGATGTTCCGAATCGGTATCCGGCCGGCTCTGTTGTTTTCCTGGATGGGGAGGCGAGAAAAGTTTATGTGGATGGGATTCCGCATCAGGATGATGAGGTCAGGGGTTCCCGGTATTTTAACGCGCCTCCGGGTGAGACCAGGATTCAGTTTTATGTGTCGGATTTCTGTAATCCGGTACCGGTTGTGGAGGCTAGGATTCGGGAGGTGTTTTTGTAATGGAAAATGTGAGGATTGCAGTTTTGAACCCTTATGACCGGGTTTGTGCATTTTTGGATAATGATGCGCCGAAAGCTTTGCATTATTATGATGATGAGCTTCATGAGTATCTGAAAGGCAGCGCTTATACGTATCAATTTACGGTATGTGCAGGCCATGAGGATGCCCTGTACCTGGTTGAAGGGAATAAGGTTGCTTTTGTGTATAAGGGGAAGGATTATTATCTGAATATTATGCGCGTGGAGCGTGATGAGTATGAGGTTACAGTAGAGGCTTTTGGCCTTTTGTTTGAGCTGTTAAATGAACAGAAGGAGAAATACAGCGCCGCGTCAGCTATGACGGCCGCGGAATATTTAAACATCATTGATTATGAGCATACGATTAAGCTTGGCTTGAACGAGGTGGCGGATAAGAGGCTCAAGCATGAATGGACGGGTACGGATACGGTGCTTGCAAGAATATATTCTCTGGCAAATGTGTTTGAGGCAGAGGCGGAATTTGTGGCGGAGCTGAATGATGATTATTCGCTGAAGCAGGTTGTGCTGAATTTGTACCGGGAACATACGGATTCTGTTCAGGGAATCGGTACGCGGAGGAAGGACATTACCCTTAGGTATGGCGTAAATGTTAGCGGTATCAGGAAGATTGCAGAAATTACGGATTTATATACAGCTATCCGGCCGTTTGGGAGGGATGGCCTTACGGTGTCTTCACTGGATAAGAAGGAATATGATGCAAATGGGGTTCTGGAGTTTGAGAGTCCGAAAGGGAACCGGAATATTCTGGCTACGCAGGCAAGGGACCGATTTCCGTCTAATCTGATGGGGAAGGAGAATGACAGGTATATTGCTAAAATATGGGAGTATGATACGGACAATGTGAATACGCTTTATGGGCAGGCGCTGGCGGAGCTTAGGAAGCTTTGTGCGCCCCAAGTGAGTTATGAGGTGTCGGGATATTTTGATACGGATATCGGGGATACGGTTGTGGTTGAGGACGAGGGGTATAACCCTGTATTGTACCTTGAGGCAAGGGTAACTGAACAGTCTGTCAGCTTTACAGATAAGGCTAAGAATAAGACGATATTCAGTAATTTTAGGGAGCTTCAGTCTGACATTGCTCCGGAACTGCTGGCGAGAATGAAGACGCTGGTGGATGAAAATAAGACGTATACCTGTGCTGTTATGACGGATAATGGCGTTGTATTTAAGAATGGGAAGGGGAGTACGACGCTGACGGCTTGTGTGCGTTCCGGCGCGGTGGATGTGACGGATGATTTTTCCATCCGGTGGTTTAAGGATGGGGAGATTGCTGCGGAGGGGAAGTCCCTGACGGTGGCTGCAGGCAACGTGGGAGAAGGCGCTGTGTTCCGGTTTGAGGCGGACGACGGTACGAAGGTGATCGGCCGGTATGAGGTTACGCTGTCTTGTGTATATGATGGGGAGGATGGCCCTCCAGGCAAGGACGGCGACCCGGGGAAAGACGGGAGAGGCATTGCCGGTACCCAGGTTTCTTACCAGGCTTCGGAAAGCGGTACTGTTATTCCGGCAGGTACGTGGTCAGAGTCACCGCCTGAGGCTTTGGCAGGGCGTTACCTGTGGACAAGGGTTGTAATTACTTATACGGATGAAACGTCCAGCACGTCTTATTCTGTAGTGAGGAACGGGACGGATGGCGTGAACGGTTCGGATGGTGTGGATGGCCAGATGCTGTATGCGAACTGCGGGACTGCGGCGGGTACGGCGGCAAAGGCGGCGTCATTGTCTGCAGGGCGGCTGCAGCTTAAGCCTGGGACGACGGTGGCAGTTCGGTTTACTTATGAGAATACGGCTGCGAACCCGACGCTGGATATTGATGGGACTGGGGCGAAGGCTGTTTATGTGCAGGGGTCGCGGTCGGTGTACTGGGCGGCCGGCGCGACGGTGGCGTTTACTTATGACGGGGCGAATTGGCGTGTGGCGTCGGAGCCGGTGTATGCCAGCGAGGCGGTGATTGGCAACCGGGCGTTTAAGCATGTGTATATTGGCGGAAGCGGCGTGGATATCCGGAAAGGCGGCTCGGTGCTTGCTTCGTTCCAGGATAGTGTGATTTTGCTGGGCGCTGGGGCGGATATTGCGGAAATCCAGATGCTGGCTGGTATGCTTAAGATCGGGGCTGTGGGAGGGCTTGGCTCTTATATTAAGGGGAATCCCGTCCAGATCGGGGTGAAAGGGTTTGCGGAGGCGGGTTATACGTCGGCCCCACATTTGTATATCAGCGGAAGCGGGGTGTTTGCTACGAACAGGAATGGAGGTTCCAGGGGGAGGGTTTTGACAGAAAATGGCAACCGGGAGCTTCTGTGGTCTGGGACGCTTGGAAAGGGCGGCGCGACACAATTGCCGAATGCAAATTGGTCCAGGTATAATATTTTCCTGGCCAGGACATCGGATGGCACAACGGCTATGGTCGGGGGACGTTTTGATAATGGGGGCCTTGCTTATATACGTTTTGCGGGCGGTTATGATGACGGGTCGAACAGCTTTATGTTTAAAGCGAATACAACCATTCATATGTCTAATAACGTGTTTACGAATATCTCATGCTCGAAGCACAAGTATTTGACATCCGCATCCGGGGCAGGGCAGGCTGCTGCGCTGAACCTTGTTGCGTTGTGGGGGATTATTTAGCTGGAGATTAGGAGGCGCGGTATGGGGATCAGGGACAGGCCGCCGGATACGGCGGCGTGATATGGGATGATGGAAGACGTGGTTTGTTTTTGGAGAGCCGGAAGGATGGCTCTCTTTTTATGTGCGGCATTGCACGGAAAGGAGAAGTTTATGTCAGTGATTGAGAAAGCGATTGGATGGATGGAGGCGGCTGCGGCGGATAACCGTCATGGGTATGACCAGATATACAGATGGGGAGAAAAAGGGGATTATGATTGTTCGGCGGCGGTTATTACAGCATGGCAGCAAGCGGGCGTGCCGGTGAAAACAAAAGGCGCTACTTATACCGGAAATATGCTTTCGGTTTTTTTGAAGTTAGGGTTTAAGAATGTGACGGGCAGTATTAATCTTTCTACTGGAGCGGGCTTGAAGCGCGGCGACGTGCTTCTGAACACCAGGTACCATACGGCGATGTACTGTGGAAATGGCAGGGAGGTAGAAGCTTCTATCAATGAGAAGGGTACTGCGACAGGGGGCGTTCCAGGAGACCAGACCGGGATGGAGTTCCTGGTTCGGCCTTACCGGAATTATCCTTGGAATTATGTGCTGAGGTATGATGAAAAGGCGAAGCCGGCGCTGCCTGTACAAAAGCCCGGGAACCCGGTGAATGACTATGGCCTGTATTACCGCGCCCACTGCCAGACAGCTGGGACGCTTGCCCCGGTGAGGGACGGCCAGACGGCTGGGACGACCGGGTTTAAGAAGCGCCTGGAGGGGTTCTGGATTGATTTGAGGAAGGTCAGGGAGAAGTTCCCGGAGGCAAGGCTGTCTGCAAAGGTGCATATCCAGGGAACCGGATGGGTGAAGTATGACAATGTGGAGCATGACACGCTTCTTGGTACGACCGGGAAGGGCAAGAGGATTGAAGCGGTTGAGCTTACGCTTACCGGGGTTCCGGGCAGGAATATTTACATACAGCTGCATCTGGCCGGGCATGGATGGACAGGCTGGATCCCGGGAGGGTTTGCTTCCGGAAGCACCGGGATCGGGACAGCGGTTGAGGCTGTGCGGTTTAAGATTGCGTAAGAAGAGCATCTAAGGACCGGCTCGGCGTCGAGCCGGGGCAGGCGGAGCCATAAGAGGACAGGAGGTGGATGGGTTGGAAATCAGGGCGGGGCCGGAGGGTCTTATTTTTGTGGGAAAGTTAGGAAAGGAGTGGTTTGGATGGAACAATTGCTGGTGCAGACGTATACTATTGTATTACCGGTGTTGTTGGGATATATTGTGTGGCTTCTGAAAAGGCAGAAGAGGGACAGGGATGCGAACAGTAGGGGGACGATGCTGCTTCTGAGGGTTCAATTGATCGAGTACCATGACAGGTATGCGGCGTTGGGGCATATACCTTTCTATGCCCTGCAGAATTTCATTGAGATGTACGAGGCTTATCATGAGCTGGGCGGTAATGGAATGGTAACGGAAATGTATAAAGAGGTTTTGGAATTGGAGATTAGGAAGTAAAGGAGAAGAAGGATGAGTATGGAGATTTTAGTGCAGTTTGTGACGTATATGCTGGCGGCGGTAGGGGCGCTTGCATTTATGGTCAGCATGATTACGCAGGTGATTAAGGAGATGCCGGGGCTTAAGAGGGTACAGACGAATGCGGTGGCGTTGGGGGTATCGCTTGTGCTATGCCCTGCGGCGGTTGTGGTTGCGTGCCAGTATTTTAAAATAGTGATTGTCTGGTATTATATTTTTGCATCTTTCCTGGCGGCATTTGTGGTATATTTGGTGAGTACCGGGGGCTGGGAAAGGGTAGCGGAGATGTGGGAGCGTACGAAGTATAAGAAATAAGTGATCGAAGGCAGGTGACACTGCCTTCTTTTGGCATTGCATGAATTGTTGATGCGTAATAGTATATGGACATGTCTTGTACTAATTAGTTAACTCCGTTTGGAATTCGCATGTTAGTACAAGGCAAATTATAAAAAATCTACTTGTTTGACGGTAAAATCTTCATTGATATGTATCTGTGCAACTGTGGATCGCCAGAAAGCCCTTCGGTTCTCCTGTGACAGGGAATCGTAGATTTTCCGGAAGTCTGTCTTTAGCAGGCTTTCAAGATAGGAGAAGTCCCGGTGTTCTTTGGGAAGGCTCTGTGACAGCTCCTGCAGCTCATTCTCAATTCGGTTATATTCAGAGCTGTAATAGTCCCATTCAACCCGACCTTTCTGAAAAAGCAGGTTGAGCCGGTCGAGTTCTTTCCGGAGCCGGTCCGGCGTTTTTGTCCTGGCAGCTTTTTTCTTCTGTTCATCGATTTTCTGAATCCGTACTTTATAATTATGGAATTCAGGCTCCAAGTTATCCAGGAGGTATTGTTCAACTAAATTCTGGCTGAGTCGGTGCCGGTTGCTGCATAATTTGTCTACCATAGCCCGGTTGCACCGGTAATAGCAGTAGGCGCGTTTTTCTCCGGTCTTACGGTTAATAACGGAATTGACGGAGGTGCTGCACAGGGTGCGGCCGCAAACAGGGCAGCGGATCAGGCCGCTGAACAAGTAGATTCTCCCGGAAGGGGCAGCCTTGACGTTTTTGTTGGAAATGCGCTGTATATCTGCATATTCGGTTTCTGTCAGGTAGGAAGGGCAGTAAGGGATCCCACGGTATGTCCCTTTGTAAAATTCGCTGGACAGCATGGTGCGCATGTTGGCCCAGGAGAAATCAGGGTCATAGTTTTGCTGGATGTATTTCAAAGCAGCGGTTTTGCTTTGGTGTTTCTGGAAGAACAGGAAAAATGCATGGACAAGTTCCTCTTGTTCTGGATCCTTAACCATTCTTTTTACCCCGTCTATTTCGGCAGCCATGTAGCCGATCGGCATGTTTGCATTGCCAAAAATCAGCTTGCCCTGCCGGATGGATGCCTCATTTACGAATTTAATTCGCTCACTGGTAGTATCTACTTCATTCTGGCCGATGGAGAGTACCACGTTCAACTGCAGCCTGCCGTCCCTGGTTTCCATGTTGATGCCGGGTTCGCTGGCGGAAATCCAGTTTACGCCGTGTTCATCCAGGATTTCCTGCACTTTATAGAAGTCGGACATGTTACGGAACCACCGGTCAAGCCGCCAGAAGAGGATAACGTCGATTTTACCGGCTTTTACATCGGCAAGCAGGGAATGTATGGCTTTGCGCTTTTTAAGCTCTTTACGCGCCGTTTTGCCCTCGTCAGCGTAGACTCCGGCTATGGTCATGTTGTGGCTGGCAGCGTATTGTGAGAGGTAGTCTTTTTGGGCTTCCAGGGATTTGCCGTGCATCATCTGCTCCGACGTGGATACGCGGATGTAGATGCCGCAGCGCTGGATCCTTTCTTGCATAGGTATCACCTTCCTTGTACAATAATATGAAAAATGGGTATAAAAAATACACCTGTACAGGTGCCGAGGGATTGTGATATAATCAGATTGCGAGAGTTGTGCAATCCCTCCGATTGTACAGTTTTTATATGGGCCGTTCCTGATTGCCGTCAGGGGCGGTTTTTTAATCATTTAAGCTGCTACGTCATTGTAATGTACAACTGCGATTTCAGTCATAGCATTTTTTAATTTGTTTACAATTTTTTCCAATTGCAATGCAACTTCATGGCTATAGGAAACTTCCCCACATTGCGAACATACTTGAGAAGGAACACCTTTTACAATAATGATACAGTTATCCACGTCAGCGACAAAGTTTGTATATCTATCTACTAAATTTCCTTTGCACATAATACATTCGTTCATAATTTATTCCACCTTTCTTGTTTTAAAATCATCCAGCCATTTATCTCTGCTTGGGACATATGCAGTTATCAACCATAACTCGGTACCGCTTTCATTTGGGGCGCACACGACGTGGATGATATCAGTTGAGGTGCGATACCCCATAATCAGGCAGCTTGGAAAAGGATAATCATTAGGATAATTTTCTATAAGTTCACCATTTAGGATGGCTGTTTGTACGTCTTCCATACTGATATTTCTTTGAGTAAGTCTGATAAATATATGGTTTGTCCATCTTAGTTTATTTGATGAACAAAGCTGTTTGATTAAAGCTAAATCCATGTATGTGTCCTTTCTGAATGTATTCTATCTTGTTATTCCTTTGAAAGCTCCATTTGCGTAGTTGTTCCCATCAAAGAAACTGAATAACTAAGCTTCTCAGAAGAATATGAAAAATCTTTTGTATCGTCGGTCGAGGCCATTAATGCATTGTCAGTTTGTTCTTTGTTTCTTTCAGATGTCCATGTATAATCATCTACATTTTCGGTAGGAGCGATGTAGGTACCTACCCAGTATATCGATTTTGTATTTCCATTATCTGAAACCCAGTCAATAGAGATTGTATCAGCCGTTATTACAGCTTCCATCCAAGAACCTTCATTTGCTTCAGATTTCCATGTACCGGTTAAGTCAGTAGGTTCTTCTGGTTCATCGGGAACGTCAGCGACTTCTTCTTTGGTTTCAGGCTCTGTAGTTTCTTCCTTGCTTTCGCTTCCACATGCGGTAATACCTGCCAGTATAGACAATGACAGGAGCATGATTAATAGTTTCTTTTTCATAAGATTTTCCTCTTTTGTATTTTTGAGTACAGGGTTATATGATAAATATAAAACTAAATATAATACTGGTTATTTGATCTGAAGCTTTTGCATAAGTGCTTCTTGGAGAACCTGAGAGAAATTAACACCAATGGCAGTCGCTTCTTCATTGAGCCATTCGGGTATGCTGAGTGTCTTTTTTACAGCGCGCGAGTTAGTTCGTTTCTTGTATGCTAGCATATCAAATTCGACAACAACAAGAAAAGAATCTTTTTCGACCGAAATATTAGTTGGATCAGATGGCTCTGGAAAAGTATCATTCGCGGTTTCACGTGATGTAAGTGCAAGTCCAAGTGCGTCAACAGCCATACCGTATGCGTCTGCCATGTTGTCCCCTTCTGTAAAGCATTCTGGAAAATCTGGAAAAGAAATCCAGAAACCGCCTTCCTCAGCCTTGTGGAAAATAGCGGGATAAAACAGTAATTTATTCATGTGGTTTCCTCCTTTTTAGCGGCAGAGCTATTTAAGCCCTGCCTGCTTTAATATTGCCTGCTCTAAGCCTTTTTTCATGGCTCGTGAGTGATAAGGAACAATTACTTGCTTTCCAGTTTTCGCGTTCCTTAGCTTTACGTGGGAACCGTTCTGGCTAATAATCTCGAAATCATTTTGTTTTAATTTTTTTATGATTTCCTTTGGTGTCATTGGCATCTTTTGTAACTCCTTTCCTTATCATAGGAATATTATAGCACGTATTGTTACGTAAGTCAATGATTATACGTAATAATACGTAAGAATGTATATCGGATATACACATGTATGAGTCACAGCTTTCGGACAGATTCCCAAAAACTGCCATTTCCTGCGAGTTCAGTTGTCCTTATAAGTAGAAGGGCAAGTTATCCACATACTTTACATGCCATAACGTTTCCCTCTCTTTCTTTTGGTTTATTAAAATGCTTAGCCTCGGTTTATCTCATAAATGAAACACATTTTTCAAACGTATCTTTTATCAATTCTTTAATTCCGTTCAATTGCTCCAGATCGTCAAAGTAATATTCGCATTCATAATCCGTATCTTCAAATTTTCTAAGAGAAAGCATATTTCTATTCTTTTGGAAGAACACTCTGCATATCCATTTGTTATGATATTCTCCAATTTGCATATATGTGTATCTGGAGGTTTTTTTGTATGTAATATTTATGTTAGTATTGAACATATTTTTTATATAATTCATTGTTTCAATTTCTTCTACAGACAAAACAGCCTCTTTTGATTGTGAAGATGTATCTGCCTCAGGAGAAATGACAGAGCTGATTCTGGTAGCTATTGTATCGTTCGTATACTCATTGATCGCACTTTTTACTATTTCTCTAAACTTATCCAGAACAGCCTGAGTTTTTGTTCCTGGGTAGATATTCTTTATAATTGCCTTTACCAATTGATCGGAAGGTTCCTGAAATTGCTTTTCTATAGATTCCTTTACCAATGACATATATTTCAAATCGGATGCATTATTCAAAATATTTCTGAGATTAAAATTATCTTTATGGAATTGTTTTAACTCTTCTATTTTATCTTTTTTTAAATCTAAAAGATTAAATTCAAAAAAAGGCACAGAGTCCATTTTGTTTGTTTCCTCTAAATCAGAGAAAAACTTATACTTAATTCCGTTCGTCAATATTCCAAATCTTGCTTTCGTTACCATAAAATAGCGAAGAAGTTGATTCATGTGTTTAGTCGCTAATTCTGTATTTGCAGATTTCGCTTCAATTAGAATAAGAGGTTCTCTGTTACTTAATATGGCATAATCAACTTTTTCCCCCTTCTTTATCCCAGCATCAGCAGTAAATTCTGGAACAAATTCAAGTGGATTGAATACGTCGTATCCAAGAATTTGGAAGAATGGTAATATTATAGAAGTCTTTGTGGCTTCCTCCGTGTTTATGTTGTCTTTAATTCGCTTTATCCTTTCAGAGAACTGTGTAATTTGTTCGCTAAATTCCATATAGAACCTTCTTTCATGTATTTACTTGCATATAGAATATATTAAACATTGTAACAATTTAATATCTATATTACATCACTCTGGAAAGCCACAGCCTTTCCCAGTATATGAACCTCATTTAATTCTTCATTCTGAAATATCAAATCTTCATATGCTGGATTTTCTGCCTTTAATATCAATGTAGCTCTTTCTTTATAATAGTAAAGTCTTTTAAGCGTAGCTTCACTTTCATTATTTACAACAACGGCTGCAATTTCTCCATTTTCAACCATATCCTGCTTTCGTATGAATACAATATCTCCATCTAAGATTCTAGCGTTTACCATGCTGTCACCGGAGGCTCTTAAGCAAAAATCTGCCTTAATGTCCGTCCCTGCCATTACATAACTCTCCCTGTCCTCATTAGTATATTTGGGTATTCCACAAGCTATATTCCCAAGCAAGGGGAAGCGTTTAAGTTCTATGGGGTATATATTTGATAACGTTGGTTGTGTTTCATTTTCGCCAGTCATCAAAAAATCAATGGTTACTCCAAAATAGTCAGCTATTTTTTGTAATGTTTTTGTTGCAGGTGTGCTTCTTCCTGATTTCCAATTACTTAATGCGGTTTGAGTGACACCAGCCTCTTTAGCGACTTTGTAAGGAGTAACATCATTTTTTTGTAGAAGTTGCTCAAATACTTCGTACATAAATTATGCTCCTTTCACAAAGATTGCATACTTTCGCAAAAGTTAGCAAAAAGACTTGACTGCTAACTCAAAAAGGAGTAATATATACTTACGCAAACAAAAGCAAAGCGTAAAAATATTTTCGATTGCGATATGCTTTCTTTATATTAAATGTGATAGTTTTGTAATTAAAAGTATATCACAAATCGAAAGTATTTGCAATAACAATTTGTAGAATGGAGGTGTAAACTTGTACAAAAAATTCAAAGAGTTGTTGGATAAAACGAATAAAACAACTTATCAAGTATCCAAAGAAACAGGAATCAGTCAGACAGCTTTTTCAAATTGGAAGTCCGGGAGGTCAGAGCCAAGCGTTGCTAGCTTGAAGAAGTTAGCTGATTTCTTCGGCAAGCCGATAGAGTATTTTTTGGAGTAGGGAGGTGGTGTGAAGGAATGCATAGGGGAATAAGGAAGTTTGCGGTCAAATTATTACTTGGGCGGAGAAGAGAAGAAGTTTTTGATATTGTGCGGATTAGAGGTAAAACCTATTTAATCAGATTGTATTTGTATGAGTCGGCAGAAGAGACTATTGCGAAAATGGAAAAAGCCCTGCAAGAGCAAGGCTTGAAACTTTAAAGCGGCAATATCTTAAGTTGGGGCATACATGTTTCTAAACTTTTGATAATTGATTCATGTAATTGGATATCAGTTTTAACAGAAGATATTGGCTTTACAGTGTTTAATTTGTTCAATTCCTTTTTTAAATTGCCATAAAGATAGAGCAATTCCTTTTCAGATAATTGAACGGTCATAGTTGCTATTCTCCTTTCATCAGTACTCGGACGTGCCAGCGTCCTGTACCTAAATTATAGGAGAGATGGAAGAGTTTTACAAGTAGAAGGAAAGGTTGTGGGCAATGAGAAATACACAGTGGCAGCAGGCTAGGAAGGAGGTGGTGTGAGGAAATGGTATATACGGCATCTATATCATTTCTGGCTTTGGGTGTTTTTCTAACAGCGATCAGCCAGATAATGATTATTAAGAGACAAAAGGAATTAGACAAACAACTGCAGAAATTACAACGGCGATTGGAGCAATTAGAGTGATGAGAAGGAGGTGGTGTAGATGGCAGACAGCATCCAGGTTAACCGCAGCATTGAGCTGTCCGGGCGTGACAAGGAGCGCGCGGAGCAGGGGCTTCTCTCTTACGTCAGGAAATGTGCGGAGAGGAAGGAAGCCAAGGGGCAGGCCGGAAAGTAGGCAACAAGTACAACCAGTAACTCATAAATTTAGATAAGTGACAAAGGAGAGTGGTGGATGCATATGGATGCAGACTTTAGGAATCTTGATGTGCCGAAAATGTATGATGTTCTTATATCTCTTCTTGAGGAGCAGGAAAAAGCTAAAATCACTTATTCGGTGGAGGATACAAGGGATGAGACAAAGACCGCCTGAGGGCGGCAGGGAGGACAGGCCGTTGGTAAGAAAACAAGTTGCTGCAGCAATGATAACTGTGGGGATGGTTCTGATTATTGGCTCTGTCGGAGCCTGTGAAGCCGAAGCATATTCGCTCCTGCATGGGGCGTGCTGCACAGGG